TTCTTTAATATCTTGTATAATAGGTGTGGCTACAGTTGTAGCTGCTACGGCTGTAACAGCTGTAATAACTGTAGGACCAAGCACTTCAGCTGGTGGTATCGGAATAGGTGGTAACCCCGGCAAGTTTAATATAGGAGCCGGAGGTTCCACAGTTTCTACAGGTTTTGTACCCTCTGGTTCTTGTAAATCACTAGGAGGTACAACCAAGGGTACATAACTCGGTACGTCAGCAGTAGGTAATGGTATAGATATTGTTTCTATATCTTTTACAGGTGGGATTACTATGCTGGGTATTTCCATTTAGTATTTAATTAAAATAGTTCCGTTTCCGCCATCACCAGACTTAAAGGTGTAGTTATTGTAGCCATTATTTTTAGAGCCACCTCCACCGCCACCTGTACCGTCGACTGCGTTGTGTCCACTATAATCATTAGTATCACCACCATCACCGCCACCACCGATTCCGCCAGAGCCGGCAGTTCCAGTAGAACCGCCGCCACCGCCGCCACCGAAGTAGCCGTTTACGCCGTAAGCTGTAAAGCTAGAGAATAATTGACCAGCACCGCCATCGCCACCGACAGTAGCAGCACCACCTCCCGAACCGGGATGTGTTACGTTACCACCGGAACCAGCAGCACCACCGCCACCAGCACCTCCATCAGAGTTATTGGTTAGACCATTACCACCGCCATAGCCATAAGATGTCCAGCCAGAGAATGTACCTTGGTTAGATCCAGCACCGCTTAGGTAAGACCAAGCACCACCTCCACCAGAGCCACCTTGCTCTGCTTGATAATATCCTGATGCAAATCCGGGTTTAATGCTATAGTTACCTCCACCGTAACCACCTCCACCACCACCGCCTTTAGCAGTGATAGTTCCAGTAGAAAGTGCAAAAGTAGAATCTTCTCCACTATTATATCCACCATCATAGGCTTCTGGTGATATACCAACTCCGTCTCCACCAGCACCTACTACATAAGCAATACCGTTAGCTATTTCTGTTGAAGAGAATGTATGGTTTGTTTGATGAACAATACCTCCAGCTCCTCCTCCACCGCCACCTACGTTAGCGGAACGAGAACCAGAAGAACCACCAGCAACAATTAATATTTCTGCTGATGTTACGCCAGATGGTACACTCCATGTACCGGAGCCAGATAGCTGAACTATAATAGGTTGAACTGTTATACTGTATTGTCTTGTATTTGTGTTAGTTCCGTCAGATGCTGTTACTGTAAATGTTGAAGTAGTGCTTGAACTTTGAGCACTAGCAGTACCAGAAAAAGTACCATTAGAATTAAGTGTTATACCACTAGGCAAAGAACCAGCTGTAACAGAAAATGTAATAGAATCTCCTTCGTCATCTGTTGCTGTAATCGCTGTAATACCTGAGCCAGCAGAGTAGTTTCCTATTGTACCTAAAGAACCAGCTGCAACACCAAATACTGGTGCAGCATCTATATTAAAAGCATCAGCTACAGTTGAAGCTAGGTTTGAAGTAGTATTTGTAACTTTTACAGAATAAGGTTCGTTAGCACTTGTAAGTGTATTAGGTATTTGTGCTGTTATTTGTGTTGCACTATCTCGTGTAGTTGTGCCTGCATTAGTTTCTGTTCCGTTTTTATCAATAAATACTACAGAAACAGAACTACCAAAATTATTACCAGTAATAACTAAATTACTTGGTAATGATGAACTTTCTACATTAGTCGGACTTACACTTGCTGGTGCTGGAGGAGCATCAATAACTTTCCATGATGCACCATCATAATACTCTAACAATGAAGTAGTAGTATTAAATCGTAGCATACCTTGAGTATTAACTCTTTCTGAGGTATTTCCTACTGGCACTTTTACACCAGTTGTACCCGTAAATGTTGGATCTATTTTTGACCCTGCAATAGCTGCACTTGCATTAACATCTACATTTAAAATAGTATCGTTTGCGATTTTAGTTGATGTAATACTACCGTCAGCTACAGCCCCTGTAATGTATATTGTACCAGCCATACTTGAATGACTACTACACTGGTAGTATAAAATGTCAGGAGCGTCGTGTGGTACTGTAATTTTTATTTCTGTACCACCAGCTCCACCATTGTTTGTAACTCCTGTGTTATAGGCATCATTAGTTCCACCATTATCTATGCTAGTTTTAATGTAGAACGGATGTGCACCACTACTATTGTTATTTTCAAAAATATATGTCTGACCTCGAGATAAATAAATAGTAGGATCATTTACTGTCCCAGTTAAACCGGGACCAGTAAACGTATAATGATTCGTACCACTAGCACCTAGAGACCAGCGAAGTGTATCTTCTACACCTCTTGAACTGATTTGTGTAAGTGTCATTTATCTCCTACTTTATAAGTGCTTCGATTTGATCGTCTGTAAGACCAAGCTCTTTTAGTTTTGCTTTACCAGCAGCAGCGTCAGTCGCTTTCTTTTCAGCTGCTGTTTTTGCTGCTGCTTGCAACGCTTTACCGTGTTCTGTCATAGCGTTGAAGCTAGTTTCTTCTTCTGACGTAAATTCTCTAACGTTCCAACTTCCGTCAGTTTGTAATGTTGCTTTTTTCATTATGTATTCTTTGCTCCTAAAACTAAGTATTCAAAGTTAGTTGCTGTAATGTTATCACCACCAGAGCCCGAAAGATTAAAACCTCTAATACCTGTGGTATTGTACCAATAACCAGAACCATATTGACTATGTAATTGGTTGTTATCATCAAAGTTAGCAATAGTGCTACAACCGGGCCTAAAGTTTGAATTATAAGGATCAACAAATGTTAATTCTACTAAACAAAAACCGGAGTCAGTAGCGTTCCACCAAGTTCCGGGAATATAGTTTTGACCATTATAACCTTCACGGTCAGGTCCACCATCATTATTTTCGTGCACAGCGACAAAAACCCATCTGTAATTACTAGAACTTAGTTCACTACCACTAGTATCTATAAATCTTATTTTCATCCAATCATCTTGAGTCCACTTAATAAATACTTTATAGAATTTATAATCAGTAGAAAATATATTATCAAGAGCTATCTGAGTAACTGCTGAACTAGGACCAGTTCCGCCACCTGTTTTTACCCAACCACCAGCTTCAGCAAACGATAATGATGTTCCGTTAGTTTTTAAAAACTTACCAGCGTTGTTAGTCTGAGTAGGTATAGGATCTGTTACACCTTTTGCTACATACTCCCAGTATGAGCTATTTGCTGTACCACTTGTTGAAGGTACTTGTTGATTAGTACCGCTTGAAGCTGCAACAGCAATGTATGTGGATGTTATTCCACTGTCTGTATAGGCTACAAGATCATCAACAGCATAAGTGTTGCTGCTATCGTAAGTACCTCTCCAGACTTGTTTAATTTTTCCTAATTGAATTGTTGCCATTTTAAATTGTTGCGACTAAATTTCCTGTTGTTGTATCTAAGCTAAAGGTAAATCCTGTAGCTGCAAAGACAACATCATCGAACGATGCGTAAGTAGCCGCATCAATGTTGTCTGCACCACCGTTAGTAGTAGTGACTTGTAGTTGTGATCCAGATGTATTAAAACCGTATACTTCTGGAGAAGATACACCTGTTAATGCAGAACCATCTAAAGCTGGTAATGCACCTGTTAAATTAGCAGATGGTATACTTGTTAAATTAGCTGCACTTGCGGCTGGTAAAGTCGCAGGGAATCTTGCATCAGGTATAGTACCAGATGTTAGGTTACTAGCATTTAAGTTTGTAAAATCTACAGTCTCAAATGTAGGATCTGCTCCATTATTAGCACGTAAAAACTTACCATCATTAGATGATGTACCTTGTTCTAATTTGCCTAGTGTTACTGCATTGTTTTGTATCTTAGCAGTTGACACGGATAAGTTTTGTAGTATATCTGTATCTACTGTGTTGTCACTTGGTGTACCTATATTTACAGTACTACCCATAACAACAGCAAAGTAACTGTCACCAGCTGCTGGAGCTGCTGATAGTTTGATTGTACTACCGTCTAATGCAAAACCTTCTGACGGTGTTGATGTACCAGCATTAGGTTTTTGTACGACACCATTTATACTTAGTAATATCTGTTGTACATTAGTAGGTGCATTAGTTATGGTAAAGTTTTGTGTAGTACCATCAAATGCTGGACTAAGTGTAGATATATAAAAATTACCTATACTTTGTACTTCTTCCCATGCAGTATTAGTTCCATTATATACCAGCATTTTACCTGTGCCAGTATTAAAGAATAAATCACCATTATCAAGAGAACTTGTAGGGTTCGAGCTACCAACTCTATATCTTTCTGAGAAATCATTTATATCTCCACTAAGATTTACAAGGTCATCTTCTTTTAGTGTAGCCTTGTGATAATTGTATACATGCCCACTACCTGTAGACGTTACAATAAAACGTATACCATTAGCTACAGTAGAGCTATTAAAGTTAGAAGCTATACCGTTAATTGTTACAGTCGT